GTGCGTAATTATATTGGTGCAAATACTGTTGGTATTGCAGAATTTAATGTTGCAGACGGATCAAATCTACAGGTACTTACAACCAATGGTTCTGGTACTCTTTCGTGGACATCTAAAACAGATGCAACTCTTGGTGCAAATTCAGTTGGTATTACTGAACTTAATGTTAGTGATGGATCATCAGGACAAATGCTTTCAACTAATGGTGCTGGTACTCTTTCGTTTGCAAGTGTGTCAATAGCTGCAAACTCAGTTAATGGTACACATATAGCACTTGGTTCTGATGCGGCTGGTGATGTCATGTATTATAATGGTACTAATTATATAAGGTTGGCAAAAGGAACTAATGGAGAAGTATTAACACTTGCTGGTGGAGTACCAAGTTGGGCTGTTGATTCTACTAATGTTGGTGCGACATCTGTTGGTGGTGATGTTACTGGCACAGTTTCAAATATTCAAATAGCTGCAAATGCAGTTGATGGTACACATATACAACTTGGTTCTGATGCAGCAGGTGATGTCATGTATTATAATGGTACTAATTATATAAGATTAGCAAAAGGTACAGCTGGACAGGTACTAACAGTAAATTCTGGTGCGACAGCACCTGAATGGGCTGCAGATTCTACTAATGTTACAGGAACATCAGTTGGTGGTGATTTATCAGGTACAGTTGGTAATGCACAGATAGATGCTAATAAAGTTGGTATAACAGAATTAAATGTTTCAGATGGATCGGCAGGACAAATATTAAAAACAAACGGATCAGGTACTTTAAGCTTTACAGATTCAGGAGCAACTTTACAACAGGCAACAGCAAAAGCAGTAACAATGGCAATCGCGTTAGGATAAAACTATGGCATATCCAAATTCAAGAATTACGACAAGATCACTCTTAAAAGAATATTGTTTAAGACGATTAGGACATCCTGTTATTGAAATCAATGTTGATGAAGAACAATGTGATGATAGAATAGATGATAGTTTAGAATTTTTTGCAGAGTATCATTTTGATGGTGTGGAGAAAGTTTTTCTTAAACATAAAATAACACAAGTTGATATTGATAATGAATATATTGATATGACTGATCCAGATTTAACAACAACTCCTGCTCAAACAGAATATGTTGATGGGGGACCTGTTCTTAGTATTCGTAGAGTTTTACCAATTGCTAATTTTAATGCATTTCAAACTGGTTTCTTTAATGAAGAATTTCAATTGCGTTTGAATGATTTAAATACATTTACTGGTTCATCATTAATTAATTGGTCAATGTCTTTATCAAATTTTTCAATGGTTGATTATTTATTTACTGTTAATCCTACAGTTCTTTTTAATCGTAAACAGAATAAATTATTTATTGAAACTGATTGGGCTAATAAATTCGATGTCGGTGATTTTCTTATTGTTGAATGTTATCGTATATTAGATCCGACTATGGCCGGAAATGAAGAAGTATATAATGATATATTTTTAAAAAAATATTGTACAGCATTGATTAAACGACAATGGGGAGAAAACTTAAAGAAGTTTGAAGGAGTGCAACTTCCTGGTGGTGTTACACTCAATGGTAAAACAATTTATGATGAAGCTGTAGATGAAATTACCAAGATAGAAGAAGAAATGAATCTTAAATGGGAACTTCCACCTGATGGATTTTATGGATAATGCCAACTAATTTATATTTCAATAATGTAACATCTCATGCAGAACAAGAATTAATTAATGAGTTAACAAGTGAAGTAATTAAAATTCATGGTATGGATGTATTTTATCTTCCACGAACATTAATTAAAGAAGATTTGCTTCTTGATGAAGATGTATTGTCTAAATTCACGACAGCCTATGAAATAGAAATGTATCTTAAATCAACTGAAGGATTTGGTGGTGAAGGTGATTTAGTTAGTAAGTTTGGTTTAGATGTTCGTGATGAAGTTATCTTCACAGTTCATAAAGATAGATTTGAACTTGCAACAGATATGGCAAAACCATTGGAAGGAGATTTGGTTTTCTTACCAATGAGTAAAGGATTATTTGAGATTAAGTTTGTTGAGCATGAACAACCATTTTATCAATCTGGAAAGAATTATAGTTTTGATCTAACTTGTGAACTCTTCCAATATAGTGAAGAACAATTGGAAACAGGTATTGCAGATATAGATGCAATAGAAAAAGAACAAGGTTATACAATTGATCTTGTTATGACGGCTGGTGGTAGTGGTACATTTACTATTGATGAAATAATTTATCAAGGAACATCAGGGTCGCGTACATTTGAAGGAACAGTTGTTAGTTGGAATGCTGTAACAAGAACATTAAGACTTAATGATACTTCAGGAAGTTTAGCAGCAGTAGCAACTACTGGTGTAACAAGTGGTGCTGTATGGTCATTATCATCTACTACTGATCCGACAGGTAAGGCTGACTTAGATCAAGTATTGCCTACAGATCCTAATGCTGATAACTTGGAATTTGAAATTGAAGCAGATTCAGTTTTAGATTTTACAGAATCTAATCCTTTCGGAGATGTAAGATAATATGTTTGGTTCTTATTTTTATAATAAAAATATACGAAATATTGTTATACTGTTTGGTACAGTATTTAATGATATTAGTATAAGACGCGTAGATAATTCTAATGTTGTTAAAGAAGAAATTAAAGTACCTATAGCCTACGGACCTGCTGAGAAGTTCTTGGTAAGATTACGAGAAGCAACTGACATAAGTAAAGGTAAAGTTGGATTAACTTTACCAAGAATGTCATTTGAATTTACCAGTATTAATTATGATCCTGCACGAAAACTTGTGTCAACAAAACGATATAAAGTACCAAAATCTCTTGGAATTGTTGAAGGTATAACTCTTACGGCTGGTGGTACAGGATATACATCTGCACCTACAGTTACTTTTTCTGGTGGTAGTGCAACAACTCAAGCTACAGCAACAGCAACTATTCTTGATGGAGCTGTAACTGGTTTTACAGGTTTAACACCTGGTGCTGGTTATGTAACTACACCAACGATTACAATTACTGGTGGTGGAGGTTATAATGCAACAGCTACTGCCAATATAGATGCAAGTCAAACTCAATTAACAACTATATATAATCCAGTTCCATATAATTTTGATTTTACTTTAAGTGTTATGGTTAGAAATTCTGATGATGGTACACAAATACTTGAACAAATTTTACCATACTTTACACCAGAGTATCAAGTAACTATGAATGAAATGAGTACAATGGGAATCAAAAGAGATATACCAATTATATTTACTGGATTATCTACTGAAGATAGTTATGAAGGAGATTTTCTTACACGGCGTGCATTGATACATACATTAACTTTTGTTGTACAAGGATTTTTATACGGTCCGACATCTGATGTTGGTATTATTAGAGAAGTGGATGTTAATGAATATGATGGTCTTGTAACGAATACTGGAAAACTTAGCAATCTGGATGTTAAGCCTGATCCATTATCAGCTGATGCTGATGATGATTATGGATATACAGAAACACGAACAGACAATTATTAAGGAGTAAAACAATGATTAAAGTTATAGGGGACGAAATACCAGCACCAACTTCAACTGGTACTGGAACAAATGTTGGTAATGCAACAATGGTAAGGTGTTTTAATTCTGGTGGTACTGATAGATTGATTACAGTACAATTAGCAGACAATACACGCATTGGAAGATTTACATTAAGACAATACACAGTAGAATATGTAGATAAAAATATTACAGATGAAATGTTTGCAGCTCATGCTGATATTTTATTTACATCTGTTGTAGTAATGGGATAATTTATGAAGAAAACAACTGTTGAGAAATTAAATAAAGTATTAGATGTTACAGGTGATTTGATACCAGTTGGAAATAAGAAAAAAGCACCTGATGTTGAAATGACTGAAACAGATTTAACTTCTGATTATGATTTTTCAAGAGATCAATACCATACTTTAGTTACTAAAGGTAATGATGCTCTTGATGAATTGTTGGCTGTTGCAAAAGAATCAGAGTCAGCACGAGCATATGAAGTAGCTGCCATGTTGATTAGAAATTTATCTGATACGACAAAAGAACTTTTGCAATTACAGAAAACAAAGAAAGAGATTGAGAAAGATGTTAAAGATCCTCATACTGTAAATAATTCTTTGTTTATCGGAAGTACAAAAGAACTGCAAGACTTACTACTTGAGAAGAAAAAAACATGAAAGAAAATAGAGATGATTCGTATTTAGGAAATCGACTATTAAAACCGACAGATGTTCCTCAACAATTTACGAAAGAGGAAGTTGAAGAATATGTTAGATGTCGTGATGATATTGTTTATTTTCTTAAACATTATGTGAAAGTTATTCATGTAGATAAAGGATTAATACCTTTTGATCTTTATGATTATCAACAAGATTTAATTGATACTTTGGATAATCATAGATA